CTAAAGTTCATCTAAAACACTCATCGGGTATGATGAGTTATATTGGTGAGATTGCCTCTACTCTAACAGGAACAAGTTTTACTTTAGTAGATAATGCTAGAGCAGAAGGAACGACACTAGCAGGGTATAAAGAAACCAATAAAAATTATTTATTAAATAAAGCATTGGCTACAAATACACTGGTAGATTCAACGACTAGTTTAAGTGGTGCTTCTAACAAAGGTTTGTTCTTTAACTCCGGTGTTAAGATTACTCCTACAGGAGAAGAAGGAGATAACTTAGTTGGTAGTAGTGGAAGCACACATGAAAATGCCGTTGGCTATTTTATTAGTGATGTTCAAAACATGCTAAGTGATTCACACTTTCAATCTATACTAGAGGATGAAAATAATAATGCTGAAACCTTTGACACCGTGAACACACTAATAGATTTTGAAATAGTAGAAACCAAATCAGCCGGAGAAAATGCAGGAACAATATTGACCATTGCGCCATACATTCCTCTAACATTAGGTAGAATAGATATAAACTATGCTAATACCCAAGATACAACATTTTCAAAAACTAACTTGGGTAAAACTTCCCACGATTTTACAACTAGCAGAAGATACATAGATGTAGATAGTGATGAAATAGTTTCAGCATATAATCATATTAGAGGTGAGCGAAACATGCATGGTAAGCCTATTTACATTAATGGTAAGTTTTTGGCAAATGTGTTACAAGCAGAAAAAAGTGTTGAATTGAAATATGCTACTAACTGGACAGGTGGTAGTGCAACCGCCACAGTTGATGTTAGAAACGGACTATCGGAAGGATTAGTTTTATCCGGAGACTCCGATGTTAATAGTTTAACAATTACTGCTATTGATAGGACTGATACTAGTAGTCCATTCAATATAACTTTAAGTGGGAATGCCGGAGGGGTTGGTGCAGGAAACGCTAACATAACCTTTTCTTTACCATCTACTCATTCTAGGATATATTTAGATAGAGAAGTTGGCTTAATAGAAGTTCCGTGTAAATTAAATTCCAATAAAACTATAACTGATGTTTCTTCTATAGAAAAAATTTATGTTGGCATGAAAGTTACCGGAACCGGAATACCATCTAACACAACGGTTACTTCAATTGACAGCAATACTAAGATTACTATTAGCAATGATGCTACTAATTCTAATGCGAATGTATCGCTAACTTTTGTTCTTGCTAGCGGCACTACAATTGATAGGCTAGCAGGACATCATAATCAAGATTCTTCGAGAGAAACATCTAAATTAACTCATGATTTTAATTTATTAAATGGAGGACACTTGCATACTGGCAAGACTATATCCTTATTACATCCAAAACTAAATTTAACTAATCAATATAATATAACTAGTGTATTAGATTATAGAATGAATGGTGAGCAACCTTTCCATCAAAGAACAAACAGTAGTGGAGGAACAGCCTCTAATAAAGCAGTTAATATACAAGGAAGCAAGTTAGATGAGTTTGGCACTTATCAATCTAATTTTGGAGCATCTAATTATAGATTAAATAATATAGAAATAGGAAATTACAATAAGTCAAAAAATATTCTCTTTGAACCCGATGAAATATCCTTTTATACTGAAACTCTAAGCAAAATAAAATATTATGCTAGTGGATATAGATTTAATTCGGGATATTATACTGATGGGTTTTTACAAAATAACATTATAGGAACTGATATTTGTGGAATGAATATTATAGGACAAGGACGAATTCAAACTTCTAGCGGTAGTGCTTATTTACAAGTAACACATGAAAGTTTCTTCGGTAATATGAACACTAATTTTATGGATATATTTAGAATAGGGCAAAAAATAGAAGCGTCGGGAATACCGGATAATACTTTTGTCGGCAATATAATAAATATAGGAGATGCTACCAGCATAACTAGACAAGTAAGACTTACTGACTTATCTGCAAATCCTGTAAATGCCACCGCTAGTGCTAGTTTTGTTAATGCTAAATTCTATGAGTTTGATAATAAAAGATTAATTGAATCGAGAGGATTCATACCTAGCATTGGAGATAAATTCTACAGCCCTAACACTTTAGAAACTAAAAGCACTGACTTCTACAGCCTTGATGTTTTTCAGCGAGGAGGGCAACAAAGAGTGTTCTTTAGCCCTCTTCCTAGTGGTAAATTACTTCAAACCTCTACAACTACTTTAGGAGCAAAATTGAGAAATGCCGCACAGTTTAGAGATGAGATTGAACACTTCGACCCTAAAATTGCTAGAATGTTCTTATTTAGTAATAGTGATATTTTGCCATACTCTTCTACTAGAAAAGATAGTTTGTTAAACAAAACAGTATCTAGGAACTTACTTAATTATTCTTTACTTACTTTACAAGAAGAAAAATTAACTAGTCGTTCAGATTTAAAAGAAGGAAGTTTAGGAACTACAAATACTATTACTAGATTAGATGATTCTTATAACGCATTTAATATTACCGAAGTTAAAGACGATAAGTTGGTAAATGAACTCAAAAGATTTAGTTTAATGAGATTAACAGAAGTAGTGTTTGATATTTTCTATAATCAATTTGACCCCGAAAATGTGCCAAGCAATGATAAAAATATAGGCATTATTGGTAATTATCCTAGATTTGTATTACAGCCTGTTACTAGTTCATCGGGCGGTGTAGCGATAGGTTCGGTAAGCGGAACAACAATCAATACTATTAGAATGGACACCGGAGGTGCTACAACCGTTAATAATTTAGTTCAAAAAGACATATTAGTAGATAAGGCAGGTAGATTTATTGGCGTTGTAGATAGTGTAGGAACAAATACCATAACTACTGCCGTTAATGTTTGTAAAACAGATTTAGCGGCTGACTCTACCGGAGATTATTATTCTCCTAGACTTAATAACGCATCGGGTTCTTCACCAAATGGTGCTTTTATGCAACTTTACAAAATAGAGTTTGCGACACAAGATTTGGCTTCTTCTAGCAATACATTTGGTGTAGGTTCTATTACAGGCTACAATACAGAAAATGATTTTGTAGAAATTGACGGAAGGATTAATTTACTACAAATGGGAATTATGCGAGGCTTGGCTAGCGACGGAGGAACATATGTTGCTACATCAGCCAATAGAGGTAATGCTGATAGTGGCTATGGCGGTAATAGTTCTGCACATACAGATACTACTTTTGCTACAAGGAGAGGAGTTGCCGCAATGCCTAGTGGACAGATAGATAATGCAATGGAAGACTGTTCTATTATTTTACCAATTGGTTTAGCAGGAACTACCTCATATTACTCACATCTAGCACAAATTGTAACCGGAACAGGGCCAAATAGTAATGATGTTGATTTTCTAAATACTCAAATATTTCCGGTATTAGGAAAACTTGCTTTTCAAGGCAACACTATAGTTACTTCATCGGGCTTTTACAACGGTGCTGATTCTTTAGGTTTTCTTCATAATTCATCAACTGGCACACAAGGAATAGAGAGAATTGCCACCACTAGATTATTTCAAAATCACATACCTGTATTTTTTGATAGATTCAACATAGTTGGTGGAGATGGGGCTAAGGCTGATGTAGGAATGACTGGGACTAAAATAGGAAATTCTATAGGATTAAATGTAGATGGTTCGGGAGTTTCTCCCGCACTTGTAGAGGTTAGATTTGGATTAGTTACTCGAACAATACATAGCGACAACACTCTTGACCCTGCTGGTTTTGCTACTAAAACTATAGCGACTGATTCAACAACAAGTAGTAGTGCGCCAACTTATGATAATGATGCAGACGGAGTATTTGCCGGATTTAAACCAACACTAAAAATAGATACTGGTTATATCATAAATGGCACTTTTAATATCGGTGCTTCTACTAAGGCAAAATTTACCACAACTAGCACTATATACGGCAATGAAACTATTGGTGCAGACACACATCTTTCTATGTATATACAAAGTAGTCATGTTCCTAAATTTACAAGAACATATGAATTGAATACTGCCGCAAATCCCGACGAAATTAGAATGACTGGTAATGCTACATCTGCGGGAACTGACTCAAATGTTAGAGTTAGTAGAAACTATGTTGGTAGTGATACAGCAACTAACGGAACTGAAGTTCATACCTTAGCGTTTACTGACTATCAAATATTAAGAGGAGAAAATGGCAGGGCGCAATTTAACGGATTTATTAAATCGGATAATATTAACTGGCTAAGTTTTATTGATTTAACAGGATGCTATTTAGTGGGAGAAGAAGTTAAGCGATATAATGCTACAGGCGATTCAGTAGAGGATTATGAAACCGCAGGAACTAACGGCATAGGAGGTTCGCATGGACTAGGTGCGGCACAGAATCAAGAAAGATATTCTATAAATGAAGGAACTCCTAAATATATTCTATATGTTATTTCTCATGAAATAGATACAACTAGGCAAGACAGAACTCACCTTATAACAGTAAGTGGAACTTTCCCCGAAGCCGCATCTAGCGGCAATAGTTCTAATCGGTTTAAGTCGTTTAGAATAATGCAACCTAATCACACCTGCTTTTATGATTTCAGTCCTAAAAAAATTAGATTAAATCAATTGGCTTCTCACTATACTAAAAAACCGAAAGAAGATTCAGTCTATGATGAATACATAAATCATTTTATGTTTAAGGATAGACCTGCACAACGAACACAGGAAGGAGCGCAAGAAGGAGTATTGTCAATGTATGTTGTAGTAGACCCCGATGGACAAACTACTGATGGTAATTTAGTCGTGAATAATCCTGCTCTATTAAGAAATAATATTATGAAAGAAGGACAATTTAGAATGAATATTAGTGACGGGAATAATAATAATCTAACTAATATTAGTTTTGTTGATGAAGGAGATGATTTAAGATTTAGCATAACATTAGAGGAACAAAAAGAAATGTTAGGGGTAGTTTCGGTATCGGAAACTATAGATGTCGTTGTTGATGGAAATGAACAAGCCATCGGAAAAAGAGCATTGATAGGTTCTATTGTTTCTGTTTCCCAAGATGCTGATAAATTAATTAATGAAATACTAGAGGAAAATGATGTTGAGTTTAATTTAACTGAATCAAGTTATCCTTACTTTGTTGCTCCTAATTATAGAGGAGTGGATTTATTTTCT